TAAAAAGTCCATGCCCCAAGCTTCTGACGGTTGCACGCCTGCTTTTATTAAGGCTTTCCACCAATCATAGAAATCAAAGTCCCCTATGTCTTGGCCGTCTTTGTGTCTTGCCCGACCGCGGAGGGGCATAAATCCTTTTTTGCTTGTATCGCCTCCTGCTGGTACATCGCATCAATGTCCAGCACGATAGAGTATAGTACTAATGTGTATGGTTGAGCGTATTCACTATCATCGTCAACTGGTCGCCATCCTGCCCTTTCACATGCGTCAGCAATCTCTGATAACTGTAAAGTAGAGTTGCATTGCTTAGCTAAAGCGTGCAGTAAAATAGCGCCGTCAACGTCGTCGATATGCTTACCAATCTCGGCCATTAAGTTAAATGCCGAGCTTAATTTATTCGCATGTACGACGACCATTACGCCTTGCAAAGTAGACCAAAGACCTCGGCCAGTTTCACGTTTAAAATCACGCTTAGCTGACCAAGTTACTTTGTAGTCATACTCTTTATAGCAGAGCTTAAACTTCATCTTAGACTGTAGGTGCTGTAGGAGTGAAATCACCAGATGTCATAAAGTTAACCGACATTGCTGGCACGCCATTTACTGGTGCCGCGTCACTTCTACCCATCACTTGCCATGTGTCACACTGCCATCCTTCACCACCAACACCAGTAATTATCTGACCAGGAAGTTGACCGCCAGATTCAATAGCCGCCTTAATTGTATTTTGAACAGCTTCATTAGTTAGCGTAAAAGTGCCAGCAAAACCAACTTGGTCACTAGATACAAAGTTATTTAAGTAAGTTATCTTACCGCCATTAGCTTTGTTTGTAGTTTCAACAGGTGTTCCGTTTCTTGTCATAGTACCGTCAAGTTGTCCAGCAATTACCTGCTCTGAACCGCTTGCGCCAAGTTTAAAAATATAATCGTTCGAGCCTGCCATTGTCCTACCCCTAGTTAATAATTAAATAATTTATGCTTACATCACGTTTATACCATGCTTCATTCTCTGAGCCTGAGTTAACCGTAGATTCTAAAATTGATACCGTTTTTCCATTATACGCTTCGGTGGAGCCATACGCAAAACCTGTTAGTAGGTCATCAACAATCTGCAATTGCTCATTGATGTATGAGCCGCCGCTTAATTTTATGTAAACACTGACTTGGAATATGCCGCGCTGTTCTTGCTTTGCACTTACCTCTTTGCCGGTTGTTTCTGACGTAGCAGGTATAAAATATGCGCCTATGTATTTAGTTTTGCCTTTAGGGTCAAAGTTATTGTTTTCGAATGCCATGTCAGCAGTAGTTATGCCTGTGATTGATGTGGCTAACAGCTTTGTGATGAGTGCTTGCTTTGTATCTAAATACGACATTACACCGTCCTTATCTTATTGGCCATTCTAATGAGCTGCTTTCTGACCCATCCGCCAGGTGCTTGCTTGCTAAATCCGCCAGATGTTTTAGTGCCCTCGCTAGGACTAGGGAAGCCGCCATATTCTAGCGTTTCGATGTAGGGCAGATTGTTTGAGTAGTAGACTTTTTTATTAAGTATATTCTGAGGCATTTCACTAAGGCTTGATAAAGAGCCTGATCCGCTTTTACTATCAGCACGACCAGACGTTAATGAGAACAGTACGCCTGTAGATAGAAACCATCCATTTCTAGCACGACCCTCATCTACTGGAGTGCCTTTAATTATTCCTGATAAGCCAGCAAAGAAAACACCCCTAACCTTTAGGTTAGAGTCTGTCCTATTCTTTGCGATCATCTTATCTACTGCGTCACGACCTTTAAGCGGCATTGTCAACTCTCAATAATTCTATGCAGCAATCAGGGACGTATTTAAATAAGTATACGCTTACGTATAAAAGCCATTTGTATTTTATACTTACTTTAAATTTAATTTTACCTAATGCCATTATTGCTGCCTCACTTGTGACTTGTAGTTTAGTGGCTCACCCCTTGGTGATTTATCATCTACAGACACCACCATGTAATTACTCGTGCCCTGCCTGATTGTATCGTTTACAGTAATAACGTTGTCTGAGTTGCTTACAAGCTCTCTGTCACCTGTTTGAATGCTGACATCTGTTAAGCCTTTGTCATACGATTTAAATATGGCATTAGGCAACAGTGTTAGCACCTCAGTCGATGCAGGGTTTAGTGGGGTGCCTGTCTGCGTTCTAACTACTCTGAATATTTCTAATGATGTAGGAGAACCAGTAGCCGCCGCCGCTTTGGCTAGGCCTGCTTTGACTCTTGCCTGTATGCTTGCGCTAGACATCTACACACGCCCCAATTTCTTTTTACTGCCACCGTTTATCATGTATGGCTTTAAGTATGCGTCTGCTCGGTCTGTTCTGACTATAGAAAATGACCCGCCGCTAAAGTATGATTCAGTATAAACGCCGTCAACGCTGAATGATGCTAAGTTGGTGTTAGTGTCATTGATTAATAAGTCTGACTTAAATGCTTGAATAGCTAATTCCATCTGAGCTTTTTTGATGTCGTTAGGAATTGACTTTAACCCGCTAGATGGAACGCGAAAGTTTTTAGCACAAGCGCCGTATCTTGGATACGGTAATTCTTGATGAATATTTATTCTGTCACCACTTAACTTATGCTCAAGGTCAAATATATAATCCATAGCTAAGATTAAAAGCTTTTCCCTATCAGGTTGAGTTGCTGGTATAGCAAAGCCCCTGATATTTGCATAAGATTTTAGCTCTGCGTCAGTAGCCATTGAATTTGCATTAGCTACTATTGTGCCGTTCTCTATAATCAGCTGGGTGCCAACAGCTACAACTATTTGCTCAGAATTACCAAGCGACCTAGAAGTTATGTCAGTGCCGTAAACACTGCCACCATCTAAGTATGTAATTGTTGCAAACACCTTGCCTACTTCGGCAGTGCCTGATAAATCTAAAGTTAACTCTGTTGCACTTGTGACCACTACCTTTAAAGGGTCCGCAGTCTTAGAATATGTTTCAGCACCAAACCCAATAACGATATTTGTAGCGCTAGTTAATACAACGCCAGAAAATACAAAGGTAACCTTATTATCTTTATCTGGTATTACTAAGTTTTGTGACATTGATTTACCTGCTTATTTCTTTTTTGGGGTGGGCTTTTTTGCTGCTTCTTCTCGCTTAAATGCTATGTCAATAACCTTAAAACCTTGCTCGTTAAGCTTTCGTTTTTCTTCTAGTGCTAATGGGTGCTTTACGTATTTAATTTCCACAATAAGTCCTCAGTAAAAAGGGGCCGTAGCCCCAAGTTAATTATGCAGCTTCTGCGCTACCGACTAACAATGTACCTAGCGTGTGCTTGTTCTCAGCAACGTCTTTGTCCCAGTTAGAGCCAGTAAACAATGCAGCATCAGTAGGTGACTTACCGCCGTTAGTGACATCCCATGAGTAACCCTTGAGTTTAACGCCAAAGGTGTAATCAGCTTGGAATGTAGTCTCTATACGCTTCTTGCCGTTGGTTGTCTCAATGTTTGAGATGATGTCGCTTGAGTTATCGACAACAATACCGCCATTAACAACAGATAATACAAAATCTTTGTCAGGCGTACCAGCAGCAAACAAGGCAGGAATGTCAGATATAATAGCTAACTTACCTAAGATGTTTACGACCTGTACGTTAGTAGATAAGAATAATCTATTAGCGTTTGTAATCGCCTCACCGATTAAGCGATGATAAACATCACCACGCATAACATCAGCAAGAAGCATTGCGCTCATATCACCAAACTTACGATGCGAACCGTTCATGCCAATCTGAGTAACACCACCTGAGCCTGAGATGTCGTTAGTTAAAGCGGCAACGTTAGCAACAGCAGCGCGAGCACAACCTACAGCAGTGTTTAACTGGTCGGCTAGTAATGCGTCGGCAAAACCTTCGGCAATGGCTGTAATAGCTTCACCTGGGTTTTGTAGCAAGTAACTCATCTGGCTTGGCTCAAACAATACTGGACCAAAACCACCAGCGACTTTTACGCCAACCATCTCAGCTTGAGTTAGTGAAGTTGAGCCTTGTGCATCGTTAGTGCCGTAACGGTTTACACGACGCTGTGCAGTTGCTATCTGGTTAAAGAATGACTCTTTACTAAAGTCACCGCGGAAAGCCTGTGAGTTAAGTAAGATTGTGCCGCCCGATGCAGCGTTAAATGATTCAATTTTTTGACCGAGTAATTCAATGGTGTTACCAAGAATTTCGTCGTTATATACCTGCATGTTCGCTAATGCCATGATGTGCTACCTTTATTTTCCGAATCGTTTATTAATGTCGGCGGCTCGCTTTTTAGAGTCAGTTTCATTACTGGACTCTGCTTTACTTGTGCCACCGTTGGAGTTACCCCCGCTATTTTCTGGTGCAAGTCTTACCGCTTTACCTTGATCGGTTTCAGACCATGTTTTTACTGCATCGCTTAACGAGATATCCCCAACCATGACTTTGCCATCAATTAGTTGCGCTTGCTGTTTGAACTGGTTAGTTACCAAGTCACTATACAACGGATTAACACGTAACTCAGTTAGAGCATCGTTAATGCTTTTGCCTATTGTCGTGTTGCGCTCAGTCGTTTCAAACTTTCCAATTTTTTCAGAAAGCTCATTAATTTGTTTTGTGTACTGCTCAGAGTTCAAGCTTAAAGCTGACTCGTAATTCTTTTTCGATTCCTGCTCTTGCTGCGCCCTTAAGTTTTTAAGTGCTGCTAATTCTTCTGCAGCGCCTTGGCTTTCAAGCGTGTTGTTTTTATTTTGCGAGAGCTTCTCAAGTAATTCAGCGTTCTTGCTAACTAACCCGCCTGCTCTTTTATTGGCTGCGTCGATTAATTGTGTCTTTATTTCGTCTGATAAATTCAGACCTGCGAAATCTTCTTCGAATCCTTTTAACATTTTTGTACCCTTTGGGTTAGTTGAGTCTTTGACTTTTCACTATTTTATCACTATTACTAAACAAATGGTATCAACACTTGTAATGATGCAAATGATGTACTAAGCTAGTGCAAAAGATGCACGTACTCGGGGAATGTAATGAATAAAGAAATTAAATGTATAGATGCTTTACTTTTTGCTGATAGAGATTTAACGGAAGGGTGGGGAGAGTTACAGGCGATTGGCTACAGTGAGATTTATCACTACCTTGGTAATTTTATGGACGTAACAAGCAGACCTAAGATATTAACAATATTTAATGCTGCTGCATCCTTGGATATTAGCGAAGAAAATAAGTTTTACATGCTGGAAGGTGTAGGCTGTGACTTAGGTTATTTAGCACTTAAGTTAGGGTACATTAAAAAACCAAAGGTAATTAATGAATAGACTAACACGACAGATAAAAGACAAGGGTTACTCACTGCAAGAGTTTTGCAAAGTAATAGGTTTCAGCCTTCGCT